AAACGTTCTTGGTTGGGCTGAAGACATTGTGAAAGCGCAGATAACAGATACCCCAAAAGGTTTAGTTACTAAACGGGGGGAACGTCGTAAGGAAGTAGCACAGCACTACGCTCCATTGATTCAAAAGGCCATTGCAAACTCCTACTCAGGAATCTCAATAGCCATTACAGAGACACTCAAAAGCAAGACCAAGGCAGCAGACGACGCTAAGTCAATCGCCAGAAAAGCCATTGCACAGCACGTCCGTTTTAACAACCTCGACCTTTCAAAGCAGATTCAAGGCGTCCACAATGATGGAGCCTTGATTGGTGCCAAGGATGCAACAACCGAACTTGGCTCAGTCGCAGTCAAAGAAGGCGTTGCCAAACTTTCTGAAGGCGTTGACTGGTCATCCTGGAAACCAGGAAACCCAGCAGCAGCAGCGAAGGTTGCAGGACCAGAGTTCCAAAAGATTCTGGACCGTCGCAACATAACGCTTCAGGGCATTGACCAAACGACACAGGACCGCATTGGTACTGCCTTGTCTGACGGCCTTTCAGCCGGAGCGCCTTACGTCGATGTTGCAGCAGCAATCGACAGCATCATCAACGACGCATCTCGTGCCATGATGATTGCCCAGACAGAATCTAATTTCGCTTACAACGCAACGACAATCGATACATACACAGATTCAGGCATCACCGCCTATGACTGGAATGCGTACGACCCATGCGATGAGTGTCAGGCAATGGAAGACTCGAACCCACACGACGTGTCGGACGAGCCACCACCACTGCACCCAAACTGCATGTGTTACATCACTGCAAACATCGACAGCATGCTTAACGCAGAAGACCTCCCAGCACCGGAAGACATTCCTGCTCCTGAGGAAATCTCGACACCAGAAGCCGCAGCACCGGAAACATCAGGCGTTGCAGACCAACTGATAGCAGCAACCAGTCACCAGAACGTTGACCCGTTGTACAACCCAGTATTGGACAGGTTCCCTAAGAGCGACCCAATCCCAATTGACGAAGCGATTAAGGGAACTAACCCACGTTACAACCCTAATGTTGAAGCGTACAATTCCAATTGCGCTCGATGTGTTCAGAACTATGAACTCCGTCGTCGTGGATTTGACGTTACCGCTAATGCTTACAAAGCAGATAGCAGTCAGTACCAGTTCAACTACATCAATGCAACTTGGAAAGACCTTGAAAACAAAAGCGCTCAACTTAGCAAAAAGTATGTTGCTAACGCCAAGGTCAGAGACAGACTCAGTAGCGACATCATTGCTCAGAACCCAGAAGGTGCAAGAGGATTCTTGCAGATGGGTTGGAAGGGCCGCAATGTCGGTCACGTTATCAACTGGGAAATCAAAGACGGTGAAGTTCAATTCATCGACGCTCAAACAAGTACAATTTGGGATGCTAACTACTCAGCATGGAAGAGAATGTCAACACCTCGATGGGTGAGAATTGACGACAAGCGACCATCTGACAGCATTCTTAAATACATTGAAGGGGGCCAATAATGTCAGTTACGTTTGAAGAAGCACAAGAGATAGTAAAGAAACAAATACAAGTTGGGTTTGTTGTTGCCAATTGGGGCAATGAAAACGACCAATGGTGGGAAATCCAAGCAGGCGACCAAAGATACTTGGTTGACTTCGATGATGATTACGCATCGTTTGATGACATCTGTTACCTGGTTCGCAAGTCAGATGGTCACTACGAGACAAAATCATTCGCATCAAACATGGAGTTTTTTGATGACTTCAAACCTTATGGCGACGTTCCGTCGTTCTTTAAGTAACAACAAATCTAATTAAATCAGGAGACAATCAATGTCAGAAATTACCTATGCCTACTTTGGCGGACTAGAAAAGTCACGTGACGACAAGGGATTCCTTACCGTCAAGGGACTAGCCACCGATGACACGCTCGACCTCGACCAGCAAATCTGCGACCCAGAGTGGCTAAAAACAGCCATGCCAAAGTGGTTCAAATTGGGAAACATTAGAGAGCAACACGATGGTTCTCGTGCAGTAGGCAAGGCAACATCAATGACATCACAGGGAACAGGCTTTGCAATCAGCGCAAAGATTGTTGACCCAATCGCTGCCATGAAGGTTGAACAAAATGTCTATTCGGGTTTCAGCATTGGAATCAAATCGGCATACGTTGACATGAACGACCCACGTGCGCCGAAGGGCGTAATCAAGGGTGGAGAAATTGTAGAAGTTTCGGTAGTGGACAGACCGGCCAATCCGTCAGCCTCTTTTGAGTTGGCTAAAACAGTAGGAGATGTAATGACCAAATCAGTAGACATGCAGGACGACGCAGAAGACGTTAACCAAATGCCAGAGCAAGCCACTGGCGAGTTCTACCTCCCATGCTCAGGATGCAACGGCACAGGCGAAGTTCACACTGGCGCTGACGAAGGTGCTTCAACGCACGCATGCGAGGCTTGTGGTGGAACCGGCAAAGGTTCATCTATGGACTCAGAAGACATCGAAACACCAACCGCTACATCTAACGAAGCACTTGCTGCTGAAGAAGAGAACGACCCACTCAAGACAGCAGACGCTGAAGTTGAGAAGCGTGAGTTCACAGATGCAGAGCGTGAAGCAGCAGCCGACACAGGCGCAGCAATGCCTGACGGTTCATTCCCAATCAAGACAGTCAAGGACCTAAAGAACGCTATCCAAGCATTCGGACGTGCGAAGGACCCAGCCAAGGCTAAGGCTCACATCAAGGCTCGTGCCAAGGCTCTAGGCAAGGAAAACCTCATCCCAGACAACTGGAAGGGTGCTGACGCTGACCTAGTTAAGGCAGACGACATGGAACACGACCCAACAGAACTTATTGCAGTTCGTGCCGGACTTATTGCTCTCATCAAGGCTGAACTCGACGAGATGCTCGCAGGAGAAGAAAACGAAATCTGCGACGTAACAGAACTACTTTGCTCACTATCCATGTTCTTGGACTGGTGGACAGGGGAAGCATCAGAGAATGAAACAGAAGCCCCATTCACAGGATGGGACATGGACGAATCAGGAGACGATTCAATGGCATACATTGGACTTGGCGTTAGCGCCGACCTAGTAAAGGCAGTAGGCGCATCAGACGCTACTGACGAAATTAAATCTGAATTCAAGGCAGAGGTCCGCAAGGCTCTCGGCATTGACGAGGAGTTAGTCGCATTGAAGGCTGACACTTCATCTTACATAGAGCAGATTGAACTGCTAAAGGCTGAGATGGAGATTGTTAAAAACTTTGCGGCTCCGAGTGACATTTCACTCATCCGACCTGACAAGCGTGGTGAAGTAATTACCAAGGCTGCCAAGTTACGCATGGAAATCAAGCAGGCCAGAGAACAGGCTAAAACTGTTACGGCTGACGCATCACTCCGTGAGTTGTACAACCAGAAGGCAGACGAACTTGAAGCCCGTCTTGCTGACCTGGAAAAAAACTAATCAATCTAATTTAAGGAACCATACACATGGCACTATCAACTCCAACAGTTGACCAGTTGTTCGGTGGACTTCCAGCATCACAGCGTCTTGCACGCTTTGAGGCTTACAAGTCTGCAATGAGCAACAAAGTTAGCGAAAACCTTGCACTCAAGGCTGCTGGCGCAATCAACTTCTCAAAGACCGAAGGTGTAGTTAAGACAGTTTCACCTGTTGCAACTGCAATCGACGCTCTTACAAAGTCAGGCGCATCTGAAGAGACAATCGCTCTATTCAGCAAGTCAGTAGAAGGCGACGTTAACAAGAACTGGTCAAACACCAACCCACTTAACTACAACCCAGGCAACGTAGGTTTCACACCTTTCGACCTTCAGGAATCAATTGAATTCCTAGTGCCTGTAATGACACCACTGCGCAACTCAATCCCACGCCGTCAGGCACAGGGTCAGGCTGTTCAGATTCGTCAGATTACTGGTTACAGTAACTCACGTACTGGTGGCGTACCGAACTTGAACACATTCTTCAACTCGGCTAGCAACACAGCACAGTTCAACGGAATCACACTCAACCGTCCAAACCTCATCTCATACGAAGCCGACGCACTCGTCGTACCTTTCGTTGAGCAAGGTATCTCGGACTCAGTAGAGTACTCCGCTCAGTTCCAGGCTCAGGGATTCACAGACCTTCGCCAACTTTCGAACACTGCTGCAATTTACTCGCACATGCTCGGAGAAGAAAACAACATTTTGAACTCAACTTCAGCAGTGCTTCCTATTGCAGGATTGTCACCAACTGTTGTTGAAGGTGGAACTGCTACTGGACTTCCAGCAGGAACCTACTCTTCAATTGTTACTGTTTCTTCTTCATTCGGAGAATCACAGGGTGTTGCTGGTGCAAACGTAACTACAACAACTGCTTTTGAATCAGTTGAAGTAACTCTTGCAGTTGTACCAGTTGGTGCAGTAGGCGTAAACGTTTACCTCACAGACACAACATCAAGCGCTCACTACGTTGGACGCACAACAAGCACAGGTGCAAGCGCATCACCAGTTATCTGGGCTTCTGTTGCAGCGCTTCCATCAACTTCAGCAGACAACGGTTCATCACCTGCTTACCAGTTCGGTGGAACAACACTTGGAACACCTGGATACACAGGAATGATTTCATCACTCCTTGGTAACGGTTCTGTTGCAGGTACTGCTGGTTACAAGAAGGCAATCAACGGCCCTCTTAACGCTGGAACACCATTCGGTGAAATCAACACAATGCTTGTTGAGATGTGGGAAACTAACCGTGCGCAGCCAGGAACGCTTTACACTTCTGGTCGAATCCAGGCAGCATTGCTTGCTGAGATTCAGCAGCAGGGTTCAGCAACTTCATACCGTGCTAACTACATGACCGGCGAAGACGGCATCATCGTAGGTGGCGCAGTAACTGGAATCACCTCACCAGTAGGCGGACCAGCACTGAACATTGTTGCTCACCCATTCATTCCAGAAGGTGTTGTGATTGCTCACTCAACCACACTTCCTTCACCAGTATCAGGCGTGCCTGGCACGGCGACCATCGATTCAGTCGTTGATTTGACTGTCATCGAATGGCCCCAAATTGGCATGAGTTACGATTTGTCCACCTATGCGCTTGGTTCATTCGTGTTCCACACGCCAGGGTTCGATGGAATCTTAACAGGAATTACAACAACACTGTAATTCTGTAAGTCGCTAATCAGTAATGGTTAGCAATTAGCGAGTTGAGTCGGGCTGGGTGTTCCCCTTCGCCTAGCCTGACTCCTCGCTCTATTCGCAAAGGGAAAGAATGAGAATCTTCGGTTCAGATGAAAACATGAAATCTGTTGAGTTCGATGGCAAAGTCATTGAGCAACAGAAGGATGGAACGTTTCACACCGACCAGTACACCGCAAAGAAACTTGTATCGTCAGGAGACTTCGCAGTGGCAGGTATTACATTCAGAAACATCAAGGGTCATTTATGCAACGAGTGCGGTTTCAACAATGTCTATCGTGACAAATGTGGACGCTGCGGTTGCACCGAACTAACTCCAGAGGAATAATTCATGACCATCATTGCACCTTGGGTACTAGACGAAGACAACACACTTCCTTACGTCACAATTCAAGATGTTAAGAACTCGGCTATTGCTGCGAGCCTTGACTTCACAAACCTTGTTCCAAACACAGGCGTGAACTCACAAGACGCAGCGCTCTCGCAACTTATTTACCAAGCATCAGCCAAGGTAGACGCTTACGCTGCTGGTGCCTTGTCAAAACTTTCAGCCACGCTTAACACAGAGAACGGACGGTCCTCTATCAACCGTCGTGGGCAGTTCATCATCCACCCATACGGTTGGCCTGTCCTTGAACTTCGCTCCTTCTCCTACGCTGCTCAGGGGCCTACTGGGGGAATGACACAGATTCCTCTAACCAACAACAACACTCAGATTGAGCGTTACGAATTCATTGTCAACACCAACTGGAACCCAGGACAATCAGCGTTCTACCAGTTCGGCACCAGCATGTTCCCAGGCGCCCAGTATGGCAACGAGTATGCCTGCGAATACGTTTACGTCAACGGATTCCCAAACACCATGAACGAAGTCCCAATTGTTAAGGGCGACACATCGGTTCATGTCACAACAAACGTTGGAATCTACCCTGGCTCAGCGCTCATCA